CCGTCAGGAGGTGCTTACGTTACCACTTTTAGGAAATCCATAGGATTTTTTTGCGTTGTTAAGTATCATTATCAACGTCCTAGATCTGCTCTTAGCAGCTAGTACGTCAAACAGAAATCCTGTTAACATCGCTTTCCCAAAAGTAGGTGTCTCTGCAACCTCCTTATGTGCTTTGTACAGTGCTTTATACCTTTTGTACCGCATGACGTCTCTTGGCTTGTTGAAAGAAACTTGTTCTCTCACCAATTTGACCGCGTTTTCAGTCGCACTGTATATTCTCGCTATCACCTCAGGCAATTCCACCTTTAGCTCCAACTGTTTTTTTAGAGCTCTAGCATATGCTATCACTCCAGGTAAGTGTTTAGGCAAACCTTCCACTTCTCCCTCCTTTTTGTAGTCGATGATTACATCTACAGGTGCCGTTCTGCTCTCTGAACAGCCCCCGACTACAGCATGAGAGGTCTTGATTGTGTAGAGTTGCGCTTCCGTCAGTTTAAATTCCGGCGCAATTCTAGAATAATATTTTTTCCTCAGCCTCACCACCAAGTCTTTACTTCCTCCCCTTTGTACAAACTCTCTAAACCTAGACTCCATAGACGACACTATGTCACGGACAGACAGTGAAATCTTAGACTCTATCCGTGAATGCATTAGTGTCGCAATATTCCTAGTTAAGTATTGGCCAGTCTCACCTCTCACGTGATCTACCCTTAAGAACTCTGCTATGCCTCCAAATGCGCATTTTGATCTTTGTAACCTAATTCCTAGACTGCGAGCTTGTCCAACAGCAGAAGTAACCAGCTTGAAGTTTGTCACACCTAATAACACATCGTCCCCGTTGTGCACGGATCTGCGTACAGCGGTTTCTTTTCCTAGCATCTCCCGTGTGTAGATATAATTCAAGACTGAATTAACGAACGTAGTCAGTCTCCATCCTGACATTAGTGTTCCTTTCGCTTTATATGTTTCTTTCAAACCCATATTGTCAGTGACTCGTGTATTTAAGACCGATTCGACCACCCACTTAGCTGCTTTCTTCTGTTCTTCGGACATCCTGTCGTGATTAACATCAAGGTAGGCGTTAAGCACTGCTACCATACTAGAGTTGGAGTGCTGACTGTTAAAGTCCTCAAAATCTACGCACCACGGTGTGGCTCTCCTCAACACGGCTCTCACCCTCGATGATACATATGAAGGCCGCGCTTTTGATCCAACGGGAAAATCCGATGGTAGCGTGTCTTCGCAATTGAAAAAAACAAAATGTGTCAACACGTAACTAGTCATGTCAGAACCATATATTGCTCTTTGTTTGCCCCATTCGTATTTCACTGACGACCACGCGTGTAATTCGGGTCTTCGGTTAAGGTAATGTTCAATAGGTACATCCTCAGCTATATTCAGTGCTATGAACTTGTTGCGTAACTCCCTCTCTTTAGGCAGTCCTTCAGTGTCTTCAGCATACTGGCTATGTATTGATCCCGAAGCTGACCATTGCCATCTTGCTCCCCAATATTTTTTCCAGTCTAGACGTCTATACTTCTCCCTGTCAGGATCATACTTAGAGAACAGTTTCCTAGCTGTTTCGTATACCGTCTTATATGGTATTTTCGTCAAGCATGGTTGGGTCCTGTTCTTCTTTTCAGTTTTCCAGTCCACTTCTCCTGTTACTCTGTTTACTAGGACGTCCAGTTCAAACACGTCCCTCAGATCAGACATTACTATATTCTGATAAGATTTGGCTCGTACCGATATAGATTTGCCTAACTTCGTAAATTCTGAGATGGAACTAACCGAAAACAGGCCAGCTTTTTCTACCTTCTCGACGGTGTCGTTCGACACACTGGCACACCATAACATGATACCCCCCATCATGGTAGTCGTAGATATCTTCTTGAGTGACCAAGCTTTCCTTGCTCTGTTCTTTTCTTCGTCCGTCAATACGCTCCAGACTTCTTCAGCTGTAAAGTGCGTATGATGGAGAGATGAAATGTCTGCCCTAGGCAAGCCTCTCAGTTCAATATCAGTCACTTCTCCGGGAGGAGCGACTTCTCCTGCACGTCTACCAAACTGTAGGAAGACATTGTCATCTGTACACCAGTCATTGTAATAACCAGTATAGTCCTCGATGAAATGCCTAGATAATGCGGCTAAAATCTGCTTCGTTACCGGCGCTAATATTTGGTCCACCTTGTAATAAACGTATGTTGCCCCCGACACGGGGATGAGTTTGGCTTGTACTCCCGTGTTATAATAGTTATACCACGTTTCCATTTCGTCAAACTCACCTTCTAGCCTGTCTATGACCAGATACTCAGCGTTAGAAAACACACAAGCCTCATATTTCCCCAAGCCATTCACTCGTAGCGCTGCGGGTACCGGGTAACTTGAAAACCGACGCATTATTGATTTCGGTATTGTCTTCCGTTCTTCTCGTCTCACCTTCTCGTCATGTTCATTAATCTCGTCAGAACTATAGCTACATTCGTTTATAGTTACATACACTCCCTCTACTTCATCGTTATCTAACACGCCTGGTGCTCCAAAACGATGTAATCCGCTCTCAGCGTTGCGTAATTTTTGTTCTACGATACATACATTACTAGCTACAGTGTTCCTTGTACTACATTTTTTACTAATTACAAATCTTCCGGTCGCTAAATGTCCTTTTGTCTTTAACCCGTTATCTAGACTCACACCCTCTTTAATGAATGACTTTTGCTTGAGAAATTCTTGCTCAAAACGTTTGCTCCTGGCAAGTTTTTCCTTATAATACATAAAATTATTCCTTAGCACAGCTAACTTTTCCGCGTTCTCCTGCGCAGAAACCTCTACCCCTTCCTCGTCACTAGACTCTCCCATTACCAGAATGGGAAAACTTTTTCTATCTAGCACTCCAGGGTCAACAGAAACTTTATATGTATTTGAAATTGGTATAGTATTAGGTGCTTGGCTATCCTCGGTCTCACAGTTCATACATTTGCCGGCTTCCGTCGCCGGCTTATTTTTCATTCCACACCCGCAGGACCAGCCTGTTGTGCCGCCTGTTGGGGCGGTAAAACTAATGCCGCAGCCACCCCGCCGCCACCCGGGTCTGCCGGCGGATGCGCTTGGACCACTGGGCCTTCCGGCAATCGCGGGGGTAGCTCCGCTGCGTCCATGCGAAAATGCTGGCCGGGTACGTTGTGCACTCTCCGTGCCGCAAATATCGCAGGTCTAGGAGTTAGACTCGTGTTTATCTTAAATTCAACAGGTTTCTTAACCCTAGTAAGACGAACGACCGGTCGAATCTTCACTACTCTGGACTGCCACTTCATCAGACTAACGTTTGGCTTGCTGATACTTATATTCAAGATCTGGCCGTCTAACACTGTTCGCAACTGTGGTAACACGTGAGACCTACCTTCGCGTCTGCTAGATTCGTGTGGCTCCCAGGTGTGTGCAAGGTTGGTTTCAAACTCTATACTGGCCGGTTCCACAATACACTCCCTCACTGGCGCCCATGATTGTTTCTCATTCCCGTTTAGTGAATCACGGAATGTAACTTCATGTCCGAACAGTCTATATATATTCGCTACGATCACCTTCTGTTCAAAGTCATATCTAGGATTAGACCTACCAAGGCCTTTGAATACCTGGACGGCTTGTAAGTGAGCAGTTGTCTCAAGTGAACAAGCAACAGCACCTAATATGATGCTACCACTTACTGGTGCATATATTGCGTCTATCTTAACTTCTGCTCCTATTGAGCCGTCAAGATCCCGTATCTGAGTTATCTTGTCCATCCTATATAAGTATGATGTATCTATTGATACTCCACACCCTTCAGTCATTGCAGTCGGAAATTCCTTCCCTGTTACTAAAGATACCGCCGCAGGCCTCATGTGCGCCGTTGCAGTAATCCCTAACTCTTCGTAGAGTGAACCAAAGACTGTCCTCCAGTCATCTCTACTTCTAGCTTCGTTGTGATACAGACTATACAGCCCATACCACATGTAATAATTAAGTATTCCTGATGCCGCTATGAAATTTTCAGGTATCCCGGCCTCACTCATCGGGAATGCTGGGCCGTTTGTTTCCGGTTCATAAGCTACTCCCTCAAGCACACCTTTAATCCTGGCCCTCGTCGGAGAAAAGTTAGCTAACACTAACCTCAGTTCTGCTTCCTGCCATGCACAAGCTTCCATACTGGACCAGCATGGGTGTAATGCCATAGATCCGAGTGCCTCCAGAGCAGCCGCAAAATGCTGTTCTACTCTGTTGAGCCTGACATAGTCAATTATCCATGCCCACTGGGTCTGTGGCTCTGTCCACGGAATACCGTTGAAGTCTCCCGTTATTACGCCTGTCCCGTTAACGGGTTCAAGGAGTAATTGGTTGGTGTCTAAGCCCGGGATGTACACATCGAAGTTTAACCTAGACGTTTGGTTCCTCCCCAACACGTGTACTAAGTAGTAAGCTTCTTGGACACGTTGTGCTGCATTATAAGTCAACACATACGGTTTTTCCCAGTAATTTTCTTTGGTGCGAGCCGCCCACACACCAGCTTCCACCGATTCATCGTCGACTGGGAAACCTAAAACGACCTCTTCAGTATGATCCTCCAGACCTGTCCCGAGATCTACTACTACGTGCGCATCCCTGTAAGGGGCCATTAAAATTCTCAATACGTTATTTCTGGCTCCACTGTCTTTATAAATTTTTGCCTTTAACCAAGATATAAGCATGTTGTATAAAAAGCTTTCGTGACTATCCCCTTGCACTTGTTTACTTACGTTCATCATGGTGTCTTCTTTAACTAATCTTTTGGCAGAAGACGTCCTGGCAAACTCACTAAAAGCAGCTGCACCGTTGAAGTTACCGTCTTCATCGATAAACTGTTTATTGTACCCTGAGTAGTTAGTGTATTCAGGTATCATCTTACAGGTCTTTTTCTTTCCTGCCATCTGAAAATCTGCACTTAATTCCAAGTCTGAGACGTAAGTACCGATGCCGTCTTTGACGACAGCACTCGTTTTATTCACAATAGTTAGCCTGCCATCTGGTAGGCCTTGAGAGTTGTTGTTGCCGAAGCCGAAATCTACGCTGTCAAGTACGTATTTGATAGACATTTTAAACAGGGGAATTATAC